CAACGAAGGCCATGCGTGCGCAATGCTGCCAGTTAAGGCCGTAACCTGCGATTGACGGCTTTGTGATGATAACCCGCGTCTGCCCGGTCGAGAACGCCACAAGGCCGCGCTCTTTCTCGTCCGCTGACATGGACCCGCGCACTTCGACAGCGTCAGGCAGGCGAGCGGCGAGTGCGTCGGCTTCGTAATCGGTATCGCACCAGACGACCCAAGCCTCATCGCTGCCCGCAACAATCTCCGCAATGGCATCCGAGCGCGCGTCCGTGGTCATGCGCTTTTCGCGGTGAATACTGGTTGCGCTTGTGTCTGGCATCCGAAACAAATGGCCCTGCCCGTCCTTTTCAGATCCCACGTTCGCGTTGCGATCAGCAGCGATCACATGGCGACGCACGTCCAGCTCAGGCAGCACATAACCGTCATCGGAAAAGCCAATGTCTGACGGCTTGGAAATGCAGCGCGACCAGGATGCGACCCAAGACCAGAAATCATCGACGGCATGACCCTTCATGCGCCATGTGCCGGTGTCCATGCTGTCGTGAATGAACCAGCGTTGCAGCATCATGTTCTGACGCATGACGCCGAGAAATTCAGAGTGCGTCCCAAGCTCCATATGATCGTTGGGAGCGGGCGTTGCGGTGCAGGCGAGCCGGTAAGGCGTGCGGGCAAAACCCTCAATCAGCGCCTTTGTCGTCTTGCCGTTGAAGCTCTTGATGACCGACGACTCGTCAAGGATGACCCCGCCGAATGCGGATGCGTCAAATTTTTCAAGCCGGTCATAGTTGGTCACGTAGACGCGGGCGCCGCGAACCTCCATCGGCTCGCGAATGGCCTTGACGTCGATACCAAACTTAAGGCCCTCGCGCTCGTGCTGGGCGCCCACGGCAAGGGGAGCCAGCAACAGGACCGGCTTGCCTGTATGCTCCACCACCTGCCGGCCCCATTCATGGGCGCACAAGGACTTGCCAAGGCCGGTATCAAGAAACAGCGCGGCGCGGCCCTGCTGAATAGCAAACGTTGTCGCGTGTTCTTGGTGGGGTTTTAGGGACGCATTAAGGGGCTTTGGATCAAAGCCGAACGACTCGACCGCAGGCCGCTTCGCTTCAATCAATGCAAGATATTCTTTGGTCTGTCGTTTTGTGCCCCCGCTTTTGGGGCTTGGCGAACGCAATGAGGGTGTTAGATTGTTTTTCGACATTTGACGCCTCCAACGTCACTTGATCGGTCTTAAGCGGCTCACCTTTTGCGAGGTGGGCCGCAACCGCGTTAAGCCGTCACAATCAACCCATTCTAAGCCATTCGCAAGCCAGAAACGCCGGAATTGACAAATTGCCATCAGGCTTTCGGCTTTGCCTTTTGCGGCTTGGGAACAGATCGCGCTTCTGTGCGCTTCCCGGCTTGGAGCTTGGCGTCAGCCAGGCCAAGACCTAGAACAGTATTCGCATGGCGCGTTACTTCCATCGACCAGCCTAGACGCTTTGCAAGGTCGTTGATCGTCTTGCAGGATTGGGCAAGGCCACGGATTTCGTCAGCGCGGTCTTCCAGCTCGCTCATGCGCTTAGCTTGCGCTTGGGACGCATGAAGATATCAGGCCGCATCTCGTAAGCCGGGACGCCTGTCGCGTCGCTCACCTTAGCCACCCATTTCGCCGGAACCGTCCGACGCTGGCGCCAGACGTAAATCATGTCAGGGGTCGTGCCGATTGCTTCCGCAAGCTGCTGCGGATTGCCTAGAGCGCGTGCGAATGTCTTCTCATCCATACGCGACGTCTGCCACAACACCGGGTGCGTGTCCACCTAAATGATAGCTTGCAGGATGATAGACGCTCTGGCATGGTGTCGGCACACAAGGAGCAGCAAAGCATGACAGCCGACTTTTTCACAGCGCTGCGTGGTCCGTTTCGGAGCGATCAGATATCGTGGCGCATCGGGTCAACGTCAGACAAGAACCCGGATCGCCCGGTTGGAATGGCGCTTGCCTATATCGACGCCAGGGATGTGATGGACCGGCTGGATGAAGTCTGCGGCCCTGAAAACTGGCAGGACCACTATCAGGAAACCGCTAAGGGTCGGATGATGTGTACGCTGTCATTGCGCATAGATGGCGAATGGATCGACAAGACGGACGGCGCTGGCGACAGTGACGTGGAAAGCGAAAAGGGCGCAATCAGCGACAGCCTCAAGCGCGCTGCGGTCAAATGGGGAATTGGTCGCTATCTCTACCAGCTCGATAGCCCTTGGGTTGCTATTGAGAGGCGCGGAAAAACCTCGTTCATGAAGGACGGAGAGCGCGACAAGCTGGACAAAGCGCACGCCAATTACGTGAAGCACAATTTCAGGAATGCGGCTCCTTCGGACGCTGGACAGCGTGAAACGCCGAAGAGCCAGCAAAAGACCGGCGCAGATGTTAACCCGTCTGCGCCGGTCAACGAACTTGACGGCGAGGAGATGGACCAGACCACTCAACCGGAATGGCCCGTGATGCTTGAGGAGATGGATGAATACTCGACGCGCGAGGATCTGAAAGCGTGGTGGACGACACCTGACAAGAAGGCGCTCAAGCAACGCAAGCCGCACATGATGAAAGCGTTCTTTCGCTTTGCCTATACCCCGCGCTGGGAAGAACTTGGCGAGACGGTCGAGTGGACTGACGAGGCAGGGGCGCGAGGCTGATGGGTCGCGCGCTGCTGGTATTGTGGAACGATGCGACACGCGCCAAGGCAATTGACTGGATACGTCGCGCCCCGCCGGAAACCCGTGTCACGTTCCAAGGCCCCAAGCGCACGCTGCCGCAGAACGATAAGCTGCACGCAATGATTACGGACATCCAAACGCAAATGCTCTGGCACGGCCAGCGCCTGTCACTGGCTGACTGGAAACTGGTCTTCATGGCCGCGCTGAAACAGGAAACCCGAATTGTCCCGAACATCGACGGCACAGGCTTTGTCCATCTAGGCAGGTCAACCGCCAACCTATCGACGCAGGAAATGTCCGACTTGCTTTTGATTATTGAGGCGTTCGCAGCTCGCTACGGCGTCAAGTTTAAGGAGCCAGCATGACCCTCAAGCCAAAATTTGCAGACCCGCCCATCACGCGCGAGCAGCGGATTGATCTGCTGACTGGCAAGGACAAGCCAGATTTAAGCGACATGCACAAAGCGGCCTGGTTGCTGGACTACCTTGAAGGCAAGGGCTGGACGCTCTACCGCCTGCGCAAAGCTGATGGAAAGCCAAGGGCTGTTCCAAAGTCGTTCAAGATGACGTGGCAGATTGGCGATGAATGCCGGCGCCTGCATGCGCAAGACCCAACCCGATCCTGCAAGGATATTGGCCGGGAATTGAACGTGGACGGCGGCCGGGTATCCGAGGCGATCAACGGGAAATGGATGCGGCCTTGAACGAGCTGCCGCAACCTGAAAAGCGCCGATCCTTCAAGCCTGGCGACGTCATCAAGAAATACGCAGCGCAGCGCGGCCTGTGCGCAACGTGCGGTTGCGATCTGGCTTGCTCAGGCTATGAGCGTGACCACATCCAAAGGCACGATGCGCTGGGCAAAACCGACTATAACAATCTCCAACTTTTGTGCCCGCCATGCCACGCCGTTAAATCTCGCGATGATAACCGCGAGGCCAAGAAAGGCAGACGCATTCGAGGCGAGAACAAGCCCCGCGCCAAGAAAGCCATCCCCAGCCGAGGCTTCAACAAGACCCTGCGTCGCAGGATGGACGGGACGACGGAGCGAAAATAATTGCACGCCAGACAGAAATACACCTTGCGTTATGATAGATCGCGTGTAGTGTGGGGACAACAAAGGAGCACGACATGACTATCGAACAAGAAGCCGACGCCCTCTGCGAAACCGGTCTGAAAGCTGGCCAGTCGATCCTGAGCGCGATTGACGACGCCTACGAAGGCCGCAGCATTCTTCCTGCCCGCAAGTTCCGCCGTGTTTTCGATTGCATGATCGAAAGCCTGACGGACGAAATGTCTGGCATCGACGCGCCGCTGTTCACCGCCAGCGCATACGAAGCCATCCCGCAGGTTCTGCTGTCTCAGGTCGAGCGCGCAGAGATCAACAGCAACGCACACCTTGCCCGCGCTGCTTACATGGCAGAGCGCGCCTCCGAAGCTGAGGCCGAGCTTGCTGACTACCGCTACGACTTC